CCGGGTATCTGTGTAGCCGGTGGTATTACATCAATATTTCCCAACTCTTTTACCGTCAGTTCCTTAACTACCGGTGTATTTATTTCCACTTAGCAATCATTCCATTGGTCAGCTATATCTTTTCCCAAGTTAGCGGCAGCTTTACGACTTTGGCCGAACCATAAACCGCTGACTACGGGGCCGATTACAGGCAAACTGGCAAGAGCCGGAGTGACATACATTGTATTACCGGTATCTGTAATCATCTGAGCATTCCCCTGCGCCATCGCAGATTTCTCAATACATTCAATCTGTTTGGCGGTCAATTTTCCATTCTCTCCCTGCGGGTAGATAGCAAATTGGGCTACTGATTCTTTATGTGTATATTTCTTTTTCATCTTGCCTGAAAAACTTGGAACTTCCTCATCAATACTGGTTAGTACTGTCCGAGGGTCATGTTGCCTCTGGGCTAGAGTCCACTCTTTTGCTCCATCAGCCGACTCAGTACTCCTCATAGAAAAACTTGAAAAGGGAGTGTTCGGAAGATTGGCAATACTAGGAATACCCGATTCCTTTTTAGCTAATAAAGTTAAGGCCATAAAGTTTGAGCCAATTAGCCCAATACCAAGAATGACCGTAACTAGTTGAGAGGTTGACTTAAACATCAAAAAGGTAAAACAGAACCGGTATTACTAGGTAGCTTCGGGGTTGAAGGTAATGCACTTTTAACAAGAGCTGGCAATTGCTCTTGCACTTTATTGAGCAAAGCGTCTGTTATTTTGCTCCGCTGAAAGTAAGCAAAACCTCCACCCGCAACTGCAATAACTAACGCGCCAGTGTTGATGTAAGTAAGAATCTTAAGCATTTGGCTGGTTATCAACAGAACACTCAGGATTATTAGATTCCTGTAAAGCAATAATTTCTTGTACTTCTTTGAAGCGACTAAGCTTATCTCCATGCTCAGCCCTTAGAGCTATTAAAGTTTTTTCTGCATTTTCTTTCGCTTGGGCGGCTTCCGCGTGTTGTCTCTCAAGCTCTTTTAATTCAACCGCGTAACCGTCGCGCTTCTCTTCCAAAGTTTGCATGTTCAACCTAAATAAGTTACTTAATTATATAGGTATGTGCGACTTAATCAAGTTTAGCCGATTTAGGCATGTGCATAATATATGTATTTTTCTCCATTTCCATTCAGAGCATTTCCTGTAATAGCGATTGTAAATCCATCTGAAGTCGGAGCACCATACTGATAATCAATTTGCGCTTGATCTGAATTTAGTTTCAACAATTTGTCATTTCCAGAACTCCATCCTCGTAACGTATCGAAAGTTACCCAATCAGTAGTTGTTGAACTAGATTTAACTATTATAAATCTAGGTTGGAATCCAAACCCTGTTATTTCGTGACCAACCGTTCCATTTCCTGTGTAATAACCGCATTTTGAGATTTTGTCAACGCTGGAGAACAGCATGGCGATGAAATTATGACCAACGTCATTGACTGATGCAGCCGTTCCAAGTGTAAACGCAACTGAGGTTGGGGCTGTATTGTTCCAATAAGTACTTGATGTGATTTCAGCCTGATTTGCACCAGCCATTCGAATATATTTTTGTTCTGGATTAGAGCCTCCGTTTAAACCTACGTGATATGCATACCAAGGGTAAGTATCACTTCTATTTTTTATCAATATAAATTCAACTGGAGTATTCATTGAATGCCTTATTGCTCGAACGGTTTGCGTTCCTTTATAAGCCACCATATCAAAACTCTGTCCACGGGACCACATCCATGATTGATAACTTGAGTCAAGACCTCCACTGTTCCAACCACTATTACTATCAAAAGAATATCCACTAGAACCAGATTCAGCACTGGTTGTATTAGTGTTTAAGTATTTACCTTGTATTAATCTTGCACCTGTAAACCAATTTTGACTAATAGTTGGTTTCCTAGCCAAAGCCCAGTCAACAGGGAATCCACTATCAAAGTTAGGAATAGTAGAACTACTAGATCCTGTATCCATAGCGAATAATTCACTAGCCGTTTTAGGTTTGCCAACGTAGCCATCGCTGCGTCTAATCGCCAAAAATAAGTAGCTACCCCCATTATCATTTACAACCGCATTGTCATCATTAATTACAAAACCAGTAGGAGTAAGATTAGCTCTGTAACTTGAGCTACTTTCAGTAGAAGTTAAATTAGGGCTTATTATTTTATCTCCACTAGAAACATCAGTTGTTATACCACGCATTGAATCATACAATTCCCAATTTGCATCCCAATCAGTTCGTTTTATAAGAAGGAAAGACGGCTCCCATCCCAAGAAAATTTCTGGCCCTGCTGTAGCCGATCCATTTCCAATGTACGATCCCGTAGCTATTACGGATTCTGATCCCGACTCACCGAAAACATGTGCAGCAGTGTCTTCAAAGGGGCAATTTTTAATTGCTGTTGGTGATCCATTAGCGGTAATCGTTCCACCTGTTGTCTTGCCCGTTGTTGAGGAATTATTGCAACATAAAAGAACTGTATTAGCAATACTGGTTAAAGGTTCAGTTGGTCGTCTAAATGATGATGTATATACTGCTGTACCTTTTACTATTCTTAAATTACTAATATCTCCATCCCAGTAATAGCTTGCACTGCTATTATGTCTACCTATAGCTATAGCTGAGCTTGAGAAATTACGGCTATCACTCCAACTATTTTTTTCTATTCCATTAATAAATAATTTTGATGTACCTGAACTTCTAGCAACTGCAAAATGTGTCCATTGATTTGCTGTTGGGATTCCTCCATTTTTAGTACCTGTAGAATGGTTATAATAAAACCAATTGTTATTAACAATGCCACAAGAAAAATCATCACCGTCTCCTAGAGATAATAAATATTGAGCATTTGTATAATCGGTTGTTTTAACCCAAGCTTCGACTGTAAAGTCTCCTGTTCCAAATGCAACATCAGAAGTACTTGCAAGAGATAAATAATCACTATTTCCATCCAGTTTTATAGACCTTGCAGTATTCGCTTCAGATTCTCCGCCTGAAAAAATATAACCTACATAACTTCCACCGTTTCCATTAACTGAATCAGAGGTGCCCAAACTAAAATGAGTTGAAGTAGGCTTAGTTTCATTCCAATAATTTATATTTGCACTTGCTCTTTGGTCTAGTTCATTTAAATTTATGCGATAATTTTCTGGATTTTCATTATCTAATCCTCGGTGATAGACCTGCCAAGGATCACTACTATCAGTCCTCTTCACTAATATCATCCCGGGGATACTATTCAATCCATGCGCTATGAGCCTTGCACTACTATTTCCATTCCAAGTTGTTACTTGGAACATTGGCGACTTGCGGAATGTGTATGAGACATAATTATTTGTACCACTGTAATTAGCATAACCATTTGCATCATTTCCTAAAGAATAACCATTGCTATTAAATGCCGTAACCATGTCACTAGCAGTTAATTCACCATTAGAACGTTCAGTTCTAATTACCTTACTAACTCCTCTTGCACTATCAACTAAAGCATGACTGTATCCATTATTTCGTACTTTCGACCATACCATCCCTCCCTCAGATGCTAAGTCAATCGCATTATTAATTGATCTTGCTGAACCTGTTCCAGTATAGAGGTACGTGCTAAACACCTCATCCAAAAAAACCTTATTCTTAGAACCTAAGCCAAGCATTAATTGTTGAATTGGTGTCATAATTAATCTCCTTATTTAATAATTAGTAGGTACAAATTAGGAAAGTCCAGCACCACTTATATAAGCAACAGTTGATGAGGTGAAATATACAGTTGCCATTCCATATTGAGCTAAGGCTCTATTACCGGTTGAAGCGTCTGCTGTATTTCTAAGACTTAAACTATTAGTAGCTGTGATGTTTAAAGTTGAAGAATCACCGTTGATAATTGTCACGGCATCGCCCGCCGAGAAGCCGGTATTACCGCTAAGTTCAACTGTTTGAGTTGTACCTGTTGCTTCGATTGACTTACCAGCGTCAGACGTAGCCGCAACATAAGTTGCACTAGATGACTGAGGATTAACAGGTATTGACCTTAACTTTCCCTTGTCATCCTTAAAGAATTTACCTGCTGCTACTTCAATATTTTCTGAACTTGTCCAAGAATCTGTTGCATCTAACCAGTTAAATGTCTTATCGGTTGTACCTTTTAAAGTAAAGCCCCCGTTATTGGCACTCGTATCAGTAGGTGATGCAACCTTACCGAGCGTGATGTTGATGTCCTCTACATCAAGTGTTTGCGTATTTATGGTTGTGGTAGTCCCATTAACTGTGAGATCCGCGCTTAATACAAGGCTAGTTCCGTTAATTGTTCCGGTAAAAGTTGCACCTGCGAGGGCTGCATAGTCACCTAATTCTGTTTGGACAAAAGCAGTTGTAGCAGCCTTTGTTGTATTATCTCCTGCCGCAGGCGTTGGAACCGTCACTACTCCGGTGAAAGTCGGCGAAGCACTTAAAGGAATACTGACAACTGATCTTGAAGCATCGCCTGATCCTGTGTCATAGATCAGGTTATTTACTTTTAAATCTCCGTAAGCCATGAGCAGAATTTTTTTTAGAACATGTTTGTGGTTAGTCTAACTCGACTGAGTTAAGTTGTTAGCCCAATAAGAAGGTTGAGAAAAATAGATGGGAGTTTCACTTAAGTACTCAGTTTAATTAATAGTTTAGTGGAGCTAAGTGCTACACCACCAGCATGAGTCGTATTAAGACTAGTTGCTAATGTTCCATTATTCGCAATCCAATATCTTGTGCCAGCAGTTAGTCCAGAAGTAGTAACAGTATTACCATCACAATTAATTGTTCCTGTATTTCCATCGCTAATTGCTGAAGGTGCAAAGCCTATTGGATTATGGGTTGTTAAGTTACTTATTGCATCGTTTAAGTCATAAGTTATGACATAACTAGAGTCAGAATCGCCATCATCATTTATGGGTATTAAACAATGACCTGAAGTACCTACAATGGTTGGCCCTTGCATTTGATCTAAATCATGGCAAGCATCCATCAGATTATTTGGCTGACGGATATGACCCGCATAAGCTAATTTATATGTTGCTGAATTATCGTAAGTACATTGACCAATGTGCATTATTTTAGTATAACCAGAATCCTGAGTATGATCACTGATATAACACGTCCATGTAGTACCAGTAGATACGTCATAGATAAGTCTTATAAAGAAAACACGGCGACTAGAAGAAACAATATTGTTATCCTCTCCAGCATCAAATGATATTGAAGTACTACTAATAGAAGCAACTCTTCCACGAGCTTGTGTGATTGGTGCTGTTGATCCAAGATGTGCTAAATGTACAAATATTAATTTTTGATTTGCTGAATCATAAGCAAGATCAGCATCGCCTCCTCCGTAGCTTTGACCAGCAGTATCTTCGTCTGACGCTACTACTGCACTTCCAAAACTGATATTTGTTCCGCTTAGTGTTGCTGTTCTTAAAGTTGGTTTATGACTATTACCTCCGTCTGAATAAGAAAAGGCAAAGAAATTAGAACTAATACTTACACAATGGAAATTATATAATTGATTAGTTCCTGTAATGTTATGCAACGAACCAACGGTGACAGTACCATTACTTGCGATTGTTATTCCTCTTGCTACTCCTACAAAAGTACCGTTTGCACTACTTCTAAGTACTTGATAAAGAAGTAAAAACTTATCTGCTGACGGATCATGAGTAATATGTATAGCTGAAGTACCTGATCCACCAGCAAAAGCACCGTCTACATCGTCTTGAAACTCCACAGGAGTACCCCAACTCATCGCTGACGAGCTAGTAAAAGTACCAACTACTATATAGCCATGCTTGTTATTGGCATTTCTAAAAGCGACTACTGCTCTATTGTTTACAGAATCCCAACAAGCATGAACAGTATCAGCACTATTATGTACTTCTTGATTACTACCTGATGTTCCAGTAACTTCTTTGCTGCTGTTAACATTCAAACATTGAGCCATTAAGCGACCACCACTATTGGAAATATGAACTGCACGATCATTAGCAGTATCGTAAAGTACATGTATTTCTCGCTTTCCTCCATCTGTATTAACCTGAGTATCATTTAGTTTGGAAGCAGATGATCGTGCTTGAATATTTTCTCCTACCTGTGCAGCCTTTCCATTACTTTTAATAATCACTGGCTTACCAGCAGCAATAGCACCATCGGCTACTAGGTCAACGGTGTTACCTGCTGGAGGAAGATTAGTTAAATTTGCTCCACTAATTGCAGGTAAAGCACCTGTTAATTTTGAAGCTGTTAAGGCTGATATTCTTGCATCTGCAACCGTTCCAGTTGCAATATTAGACCCGTTTAATGCTGTGATAGTTGAACCATCACCAATAAATGTTTTACCGCTAGCAAGTTCAATATGCTCACTAAAAGTCCAAGCGTCAGTTGCGTTTACCCACTTTATTTCCTTATCGGTTGCGCCCTTTAAAGTTATGCCCCCTAAATCGGCGGTAGCATCTGAGGGAGTTGAAACCTTACCAATAATTATATTTTTGTCTGTGATCTCAAGATCAGTAGAATTTAAATATGTAAGTGTCCCATTAACAGTCAGATCATTATTTAGGACAAGACTCGTACCATTAATTTGACCGGTGAATGTCGCTCCTGAGAGATCTGCCTTTAAAGCAAGATCACTATCAACAGCAATAGTGGAAACAGGAACATCTGTAGCTGTGCCTGATAAGTCGTAGGTGATCGTGTCAACCTTTATCTTTCCGTAAGCTGGCATTTAGAGAACCACCCAAGTCGCATTAGTAGGTATTGTAATCGTAACTCCGTTACTTACCGTCAACTGACCTACAGAAACAGCATTCTTGTTAGTACCTAAAGCATAATCCGTTGTTACTGTTTGATCGTTCTCGATAAACACTTGATCATTTGAGCCTCCCGTTGCACCTGCCCCACCAACCGGAGCAAAAGCAGTACCGTTATAAATTTCAGCCGAGCTAGTTGTACTGTTCCATCTAAATTGACCGACACTGGGAGAACCGGGGCGTTGAGCAGTAGTACCAACAGGTATCTTTATTGCTCCCGTTCCCGACATTGTTATATCTCCGCTGGAATTTAAAGCCAGTAGCGTTCCTAACGAAGTCAGACTTGATCCGGTAACTGAGCTATTTAAAGTAGTACCGGTTAAAGTTCCCGCCGCTGCGGTAACTGTTATGTCAGCCGTACCATCAAAACCTGTTCCATTTATATTTCGACTTGTAGCTAAGGCGGTTGATGTTGCTGCATTTCCTGTTGTGTCCTGACTACCGGAAGCATTTACACCGGGTAAATTAATATTTGCAGTTCCATCAAAGGAGACACCGCCAATAGTTCTAGCATTTGCTAAAGCTGTTGCTGTATCTGCATTACCCGTAAGTGCACCCGTTACATCACCAGTAATTGTTCCGCTGACAGTAAGAGAGGAAAGTGTGCCAACCGACGTGAGAGAACTGGTTACTACATTTGAGGCGAGAGTCGTACCCTGTAAATCAGCAGCGTTTGTATTGGTTGTGTCTGTACTCCATTCAAGAGTTGTTGGTGTTCCGACAGAAGCTTTTAAAACCTGACCTGCACTAGGACTGGTACTAGGTAAGGTGAGCGTTATATCTGAAGATTGGGCTTGCGCTTTAAAAGCTGTGTAGTTTGAACCGTCGCCTGAAGGTTCGCTGAAACGAAGTTCCTTCGCATTTGCAAGAATTAGATTTCCACTAAGCGAGCCTCCTGTGGTAGGAAGTGCCGCACCCGCTGTTGTATTAGCTGTTGTAGCTAAGTCATACGTTGTTTTAAGTGCGTTAGCTGTCGCTGCTTCACTCGTTGAAGTTGAGTTAGTTGAATCATTTAGCTGAACTGTTCCTGAAGCTGATGTGCTTGCCGCCGTTACTTTTGAACCATCGATAGCAGCCGTACCGCTAACCATCGAGTTAACAATTTTACCTGCGCCGATTGCGGTAAGTCCCGCGTTATCAATGGATATATCTCCAGTGACAGGTACACCAGCTACCTCGTTGCTAGCGTTGCCGACTAATATCGAAGCTGCTGTAAGTGAGGCTAGTTTGGTAAACGCGATTGCAGCGTTGGCCGCTAAATTTGTATTTGTCAGACTTCCATCAACCATCGTTGATGTAACCGTATCTGTATCACCCGTTGTTACTAATGTACCGGTAATATTCGGCAAAGTTAATATTTTATCGCTAACACTCGGATCTTGAGCAACTAATTTAGTCTCAAATGCGTTCGCCGTCGAACCTTCAAAAATAAGGCTTCCAGTTGCACCAATAAGTAGCTCTCCACTTACTTCACCACCGGCTTTTGATAGTTTCTCTGTTTCGAGTTCATCGATTGCACTTTGAACATTATTTGATGAAATCTGACCAAATGGGGTGTAGCCAATCTGACTCGCCACCTGCGAGGCTACGGTTGATGAAAGATCAATCTCTTGCCAGCTAGAGCCGCCTGTATTTGTGACACCTAATAGATAATCAGGAGGACTAAGTTGGCCTGTAATTCCAGCAACGCCGCTTGGAGTTCCCTGAACCGAGATAACGACATAACCGCCGTCCACACTTTCTGATGCAACTGGCAAATTCGAGCCAATGCTAAGTCCCGCCGCAGCTCCGGCAGAAGTTACGCTATCAACTTGGCTCAGATTTGCGTCGTAGGTTCCAAATCTCTGTAGGGCTCCCTTAGTGAGGGTAGTTATTGGATTCCAAGCATTTCCGTCCCATAGATATGCGTCTTCTGCAATCGGGTCGAACAGTAATTGTCCAGTGAATACCCCTGCTGTTGGGAAACCTAACTGAGCTATTGATTGTATTATCGCTGTTGATGAATCACTTAATTTAGAACTATCAATAGTACCTGCCCCAATCCTTCCAGCATCTATAACCCCAGTCGTTAATTTAGTTGCAGGTATGTCTGGTATGTCTCCCGCAACGAGAAGTTGACCTGCTGTTGCAACACCCTTTGTATTAACAGTTAGCTTAGTGTATGTTCCGGCACTAATTCCACTCGTAGAAGTCGATAATCCTCCACTTCCGTCAACACTTAATCCCCCTCCTGATGTAATCTGAACACCACCAACTTGACTGGTAGTTGATAAGGGTAAGTCGCTGCTAGTTAAACTTGTAGCAGATACAATTTGTCCAAAAGCGTTGAATTGAATACCTGAAACTGTGGCCGCAGAAATACTATTAGAAAGGGATAATGCACCTGCTCCAGTAACACTTAACCCGCCTCCTACAGAAATACCACCGACTGAAGTCGTTGTCGCCAGAGGCAGGTCGCTACCTGCGAGGCTTGCGCTACCTGTAATTAGTCCAACACTAGAGAATGTGACTTTCGCAGCGGAACCCGCTGACACAGTGTTATTGATAACAAGGTTGTTACTTGATATCGCTAAACCGGTTCCTAAGTTACTCGCGTTTATGGCTGTAGCTGGTAGAGATCCCGCAGTTATTTTTGTACCGCTAACTGCTGAGATTTTTACATCGGTCACACTTGAATCAATTAGAGCCGCCGTATCCACAGATAAATTGGCTAGCTCGACTGCCGTCACGGAATTTGTTCCGAGTTCAGTTGAAGAAATACTCCCTGCAAGAATTTTTGATCCTTGGATACTTCCCGCTAACTGGGCATTTGTAATAGTTCCTGACAGTGAAGATGTCGGATAATTCGTTGCATCTGATAGATCAAAAGCAGGACTACTATCGGTATCACCAAGGTTCAACGTAACTCCACCAATGATGATTGAAGAGTTAACTAACTTAGAGTTGGCAATTGAACCAGCTAACTGAGCATTCGATACCGTTCCTGTTAAAGAAGACGCTGGATAATTAGTTGCATTAGTTAAATCAAATGTTGGAGTAGCGTTCGTATCACCAAGGTTGATCGAGACCCCACCTAAAGATATGGATGAATTAGCTAATTTATTATTTGCAATCGAGCCAGCTAACTGAGCGTTAGATACTGTTCCACTTAAGGAAGAAGCCGGATAATTGGTCGCGTCAGTTAGATCAAGAGCCGGTGTAGCGTCGGTGCTACCAAGAGAAATAGTTAGGCCGCCAAAACTAAAACTTGAATTAGTTAGCTTCGCATTGGTGACATTTCCATCTGTAATGCTTGCTGTTACTACGGTATTTGCACCAAGACCTGCCAGTGCTGAACCGGGTATTGAACCCGCATCAATTAAGGCTACTCCCTGTTGTATTAAATTCTTCGCTGTGATTTTACGAGTCTCTGACCCCGAAATATCGACTATGGGGACTTCATCAGCCGCCGCGACACTCGTTAATACGGGCAGTTGACTTATCTGGAGGTCAGCCATTCACTTGACTCAACTATTTAACTTATCTTAGTAGCTTATCCTTAATTAAGTTCCCTCCTCTTCTAACCAAATCCTATCTCCTGTCTCCTGTAATAAATAATCTGTAGATTCTTGAAGTAGATATCCCGGTGTATTACCTGTTTTTAATTGAAATTTTCCAGTGGTTACAAACTCGATGCGCGTTTCAACAACCCCTCCGGCAGGTACGTTTATAGCGCAATTAGTTATCTGAGCTTCGCATTCCCACCAACAATTATTTTTAGAGTGTGCGCTTTCGCGATACATAAAGAAGCGACCATTAAAGTCACATCCCTGATCTAATCGAAGAATTAACCGAGCTAAGTAAGCAGCAAATTCTGGTTTTAAAGCATGTCGAGTATCTGGGTCAGTTAATAGATAACGATGTTCCCAAAAACAATTAACTGTGCCTTGACCTTGAATTAAACCGTTTTCATATTGTTCTTTAAATTTTGATCCAAGGGTTTCTGTCTGTATTAACTCTCTATTAGTTGTAAATTCAAAATCCCTTACTTTTGCAAGTGGTCGATATGCCACGTTTCTGGCTTTAAGAGTAATTGCTTTTGAACTACTTGGAGCAATAAGAGTTAAAGCATTCGTGGGACCACCAGCTATAGCTTGATCAAAAGTATCGTATAAACGTAGTCCACCAACTTCATCTACAAAAACAAACCAACTTCCGTCTGGGTAGCTGTGACCGCTAACTAATTCAAGTGTTGAGCCATCAACAGTGGCAATTTCAAGTTTATCTCCGGTGATTACGCTATCGGATACCCCGTCAACAGAGAAACGTTTACGGACTGTATTAACATCGGATGTTTCCAATGTTGTTTGTAGCGAGTACTCAAGAGATGTCCGTTGAAGTTCAACGAATCCATCATCACCCGTGATAACTTTTCCAGCCATTAGATACTGATAGAACTAGGAGCCCCATTAGCTTCAAACGAAACATTGGCAGATAAAACTTCACCCTGCGAACTTGTCATCGAAACATTCGTCAAGACAACAGGTAACTTGATCTTCTTTATCGTGCCTTGATAATCCTTAAAGCCAAGTTCGAGAATTGTCGCTGTTTCTGCTGTTGTAGCATTTTGCTTTGGAGCAACACCGGGAACACCCGCCGCGCTACGTGCTTTGATTACTTTGCCAATAAGAGTCGTAGCATCTCCAGAGCTACTGGCATCACTGTGATAATAGATTTGGCAGCTTCCTGAAATACTGCGTATCCCTTCGATCAAAGTTCGATCTGTGTCGGAAAGACTGGTTGTATCAAGAGTTGACTGCGAAGCTGAGAATGACCAAGAAACAACTTTTGCTGCTTCAGTAGAGCTGCCATCTATATAAAGCTTGCCATCTTGA